CTGGTGTTGCCTATGTGAACGCACAATCCAATAACGGCGCTTGGACAAACGTATTGGCTGCTGCTGGTGTTGGCGGTGCTGCTAGCAACTTCGACGGTGGAAACGGCGAGGCCCACTCAATTAGCTGGTTCCTGATCATCAACCAGACTCAGCTTGATGCCGCCTCTGACGAGGATTACGAGGAGACGATCCGCCATGAGTTGCTGCATGGCCTGGGCATTGGCCAGTTCTGGGGCAACCAGAACATCAGAGGCAGTGTTCAGCTGACTCAAGACGTTGCACTGCCTGGCGACTTCTATTCGGAGACTCTGACGGCCTACCTGGACGCTGGCGGTGGTGCCCAGGGTGAAGTCACAGTGGTTCCTGCTGAAAGCGCCCAAGGTCAAAATGACGAGGGCCTAAACGTTGGTGATCACTGGGAGCGCGATACCCGCAACATCGGCGGTATTCCCCACCCCGGCGTGTTAAACGACATCATGCTTGCCCGCGCTGGTGAGGGCCTTGTTCTGACCCAACTGAGCATCTCCAACATGGTTGATCACGGTTACGAGGAAGTGGTTACTGGCACTGTCGAGGGTCCACTCAGCCTTGATCTGGGCCGGAAGAAGGATGCCAAGAGCGGCGCCTGGCAGCCCAAGGATTACGACTGGATCTGCCTGCACCATGAGGACTTCCCGGTTTATGACACGCAGGCAGAAGCTTTCAAAGAGCTAAAAAAGAACTAGCCCCCGTCCTTAGCGGAGAGCCGGCGGTTGGGGAGACTCTGACCGCAACCACCGGCACATTCTCTGGAGGGGCGGGGGAGGTCACAGTCACTGACATGATCAAAAAGTCAGACACTGGCTCAGGCAATTGGAAAACCGCCGCGCACAGCAATAGCTATACGACAACAGCAGAGGATATTGGTTGGTATTTCCGCTCCAACAGCTACGCCAGTGATGAGTCAGATCCGCCCGCTGGGGTGAGCAATTTCAGCAATACGGTGGGCCCTATCCTCCCGCCGCCCCCGCTGGAGGTTGAAGCTCCGGTTCTGACAGGTCATCCCTGCATTGGTTACGAGCTCACCTGTAGCCAACCCGAAACAACTGGTGGCACTGGTCAGTATTCCTACCAGTACAGCTGGGATGACATGGCGAGAAATGCGGCGCCGTTAATGCCGCAAACCCAAAAGCTCGTTGCCGCTGACTTGGGCAAGTCACTGGTGTGCACGGTTCAGGTGTCGGATGCCGACCCTCTGGTGGACAACGTGCAGGTTCAATCCGCCGCCACTGAGCCTGTCTTCCGGCCAACCATGCCCGAGTTCAAGGGCTATGCGAATGGGGAAGAGGCATCTCTGCTGCCGACCGAACAGATCAAGGTGGTGCCAAATGGTGAGGCGGTCTTGGAAGTCAGGATCAGTGGGCAGCCTGAGGGCCTTGAGCCAAAGGATTTGCATTACACCTGGACACTGAATGGCCTGGGTCGGCTGAGTGGCACCAGTGGCGCCTCAATTATTTACTTGGCACCTGAGGAGCAAGAGAGATTCACTTATCCGCACGTCGTTTGCGAGATTCGTTCCATTCACGCGGGCACTGAGCCGGTCAAGGTTCACTTCTGGCTTCGCCAGGCTTATATCCAGCTATACAATGATTCGTCTAAAGATTATATTCAAACTAATAATGTTGATTGGGTCGGCAGTACTATTCACTGCTGGAGAGCCAGCCCAATGGGCGGTTCAGTTACCGAACGCGAGTATTGGGATGACGATTTCGACGAAGATGAACATTATTTTTACAGTTTTCTCTGGTCAAATGGTCATACGGAAAATGAGTTACCCCTCACAGAAGATATGTGGGGCACAACTATTAAGTGCACGGTAACTATAACGGACCCAACTTACGAAGGTATTAAACCCTTCGTCATCGAAACCTTGGACTTCCTTGTCAAGAAAGAAGTCATCCCCGATGAGTGGGTGTTGAAGCAGGACATGGACCCCTTTGTTGACGACTGGCAGGATCCGCCAACGGACCCACCTTCGCAAAGATCTGGTTATTCAATGAAGCTTGCCTATCACCCTGTTTTGCCTGAAGGGGCGTGGAGACTGCCGAACGACTTCAAGTACAAATGGACGCACGAGGGCTACGGCCACATAGTGGGCACTGACAATAGGTATTACTGTTCAGTCCAAACCCCTACTCCTTCTTACGGTCAGGTGGTTGAAGAGATGGCCTATATCACCGTCACCCATACTTCCCTGAGTTTTGATCACGAGAAGACGATGCCGACGATTCCGATCCGCTACTACGCCCCCTAATGAAGTGGGAGCCATTGCCGGAAGAGCTGCTGCCGCTCGACCATTTCACGACATATTTATTGAGAGAATTGCGCTTGGCGGATTCACCCACCAAGCAGCAATTGGGGATCCTTCATTATCTAGAAAACGGTCCTGATCGTCAAATCATCACCGCCTATCGGGGCTGCGGTAAAAGCACTCTGACGGGGATCTATGCGCTGTGGCGGCTGCGCATGGACCCGTTTCGGGAAAAGATCCTGCTGGTGGGCGCCACTGCTGATAAGGCGGTGGAGATCTCCAACTGGATGCTGCGGCTGGTGAAAGACATCGACATCCTGCAGTGCCTCGAACCAGCTGATGACGGCCGTGGCTCCGTGAACGCCTGGGACGTTGGCCCGGCCATCGTTGACCAGAGCCCGAGCGTCCGCGCTGTCGGAATCCTCTCCCCCTCTCTGACCGGCAAACGCTGTTCCTGCGCCATCGCCGATGACATCGAGACGCTGAGCAACAGCATCACCCCGCTCAAGCAGGAGCGCTTAGCTGCGGCCATCACCGAGCTTGAGGCCATCCGAAAGCCAGAGGCCGAGGGCGAGCTGCCTAAGCAGACCATCTTCCTGGGGACGCCCCACCTGGAAAGCTCGCTGTATCTCCGGCTGAACCGGGAACGGAATTATCAAATGAGGTTCTGGCCGGCTCGCTATCCAGACCCCAATCCAGAGTTTGACCCCTACAACGGGAACCTCGACCCGCGCATTGCGGCAGAAGTGGAGATGGATCCATCCATCAAGGATTCGCCCACTGACCCAGAGCGCTTTGGCCACGATGAGCTGATGAAGCGGGAAGCATCCATGACCCGCTCATCGGTGCAGCTGCAGTTCATGCTCAACTGCCAGCTATCAACTTTGGATCGTTATCCGATCCGATTGGGAGATTTGATCGTCGCCGATCTCGACGGCAAGGCATTGCCAGAAGTGATTACTTGGGCCTCTGGGCCTGACCAACGCATCGCAGATTTAGTTTGCGTCGGCATGGGTGCTGATCGCTTTTACCACCGGCCGATGATCACCAGCGGCTGGATTGCGCAGAGTGAGCATTGGCAATGTGTCCTGGCAATTGACCCCAGTGGCCGGGGCCAAGACGAGATGGCGTGGGCCGTTGTGGCCTGCATGAACGGCAATTACTTTCTCCTGGAGTCCGGCGGGACCACGCAGGGTTATTCGGAAGAGACGCTCAAAGTGCTTGCAATGCGGGCTAAGCGCTGGAATGTCACGCAGGTTGTTATCGAGGCGAACTTCGGCGATGGAATGTTTAGCCAAATCCTGCAGCCTGTTTTGAACAGGGTTTACCCGGCAGGGATAGAGGAGATTCGGGTGAACATCCAGAAAGAGCGCCGGATCATCGACGTGCTCGCACCGGTTGTTCAGCAACACCGGTTGGTTGTCAGCACTGAAGTGATCAGAAAGGACTACCGCGAGGCAGAACGCGACCCAGAGAAGGGGCATATCAGATCACTGCTATATCAATGTAGCCGGATCACAGTGGAGCGCGGCAGTCTTCAGGCAGACGACAGGATCGATGCTCTGGCTTTGGCTGTGCAGTTCTTTATTGATAACGCCGCACAGGATCAGCAGCGCATGGCGCAACAGCGTCAGGATGAACTTTTGGACTGGGAGATTGAAGCATTTATGGACTTGACCGGAGAGTCCATTGATGCCCTGGTGATGGGAGTCAAAAAAGATTTTTCACGCAGGGCTTATGGCGGAGTCAAGCGGCATCTGGAGGGTGTCCAGTAGTGGCCGGCAGGCGCACGACTTTATCTTTTAGCGAGGAGAAATTCAGCTTGCCCGCCATCTTGCTCTTGAGAGCTGATTGATCCAGCTCGCTCAAGTTTGCCGTCACTGCGTTCTGTTTCAGCAGCTGTAAAGCCAACCGCAAGTCGTCGCTACTGGCTGGTTTCCAGCGGCCGTCTTCATCCTCAGAGCCATTCTCGACTCGATCGCGGATTGTGCGAACAACGGTGGCGTGAAGCTGCTCAAGCTCAGTGGCGAGATCTGGCATTACTCACTGGTGCAGACATCTCAAGTATGGCTGTTGTTAGCCGCGTTAAGGTTTATGTAATCCCCCCGGAGGCTTTTATGCCATCGGTCAATCAGGAGGTAAGGGACTTGCGCCGTTGCCTTGCGCAATCTGGAGCTGACCCTTATCAGGTTGCTGCAGAAGCATTGGCGACGGTCGAGCGGCTACAGCAGCTGCTGGCTCAGTTCCAATCTCCATGTAAAACAGAACAGGCACTTAACGCTTAGCCGGCGTTGTCGGCAAAAAAGAGGGTGTTTTTGTGTCTTCTGCACCAGTGACCACATCCGCAAACCCCTTGCGAACACTGCCTTTTTTAGACCCCCAACGCTTTGAGCAGGCGTTGAAGACGTTCTCGGCAGTGCAGAGCAACTCCTAAGGCCTGGCTGTCACAGGGATCTGGCGATCTCTGCACAAGCGCCTCACACTTCGGGCAGCTGATCCGGCGTTTGAGTGGAAATTGCCCCAAATCTGCAGGCGTTTGAGTACAGCGTTGAGGACGCAAGACGGCTCAAACGCGAAGAGGACCGCGCATATCAGCGGGCTGTAAACCAACACTCAGCTCTTAAGGCTGCTGGCAAAGAAGGCAGCACCAGTTACGGGGCGGCGCTGTTTCAGAACTACGCCGAAACGGTCTCAGTGGCCATCGACGCGCTGCTGACCAAGCTGATTCAAGACCCAACACTGGCTGGCAAGCACCACAGCGCCTGGCCCTTCCTTCTGCACTTCTGCAATCGAGGGCCTCGCTCAATTGCCCTGGTCACCCTTGGCGTGATCATCGACAACATCACCCGCGGATTGACCCGCAAGGTGATGGCATACCGGATTGGCAAGGCACTGCAGTCTGAGCTCAAGGCCATCCGCATCCATCAGACCAAAGGGCAGACGCTGCTGAGGCAGCTGAAGAAAGAACTTGGCAAAGGCGTGATCAAGAAATCGGTGATGCGCCAGCTACGGGTTGGTCATGAGCAGTGGTCCGTTACTGAGAGCCGTGAGCTCGGGCTTTTGCTGCTGGAGCTGATTGTTCAAAACACAACTCTGATCAAGTTCGAGGGGCAGCGCGTGGTCCCGACTGAGTGCGTGGAAGAGCTGATTGCGCTCTGTCCGCCGCGGCCATTGCCAGCAAAACAGTTGCCACGTCTGGTGCGATTGCAGCCATGGCAGGGCGTCATGCGAGGCGGCAAACGGCTGGTGACCAGCCGCAAGGTGATGGATCTGAGCCACATCACCGACGAATCAATCCAGCCTGTTCTGGAAGTCGTCAACTTTGTAGAAGGCCAAGCGCTGGAGTTTGACCCCTGGATGCTTCAGCAACAGCGAGCAGCGTGGGATGCAGACCTGCCGTTGTTTCCGGTCAGCAGAGAGCCCAGCCAGCCTTTTGAGCGCCGGGAGGATGTGATTAAGCGTGTTCGCGTTGAGGAGGTGTTGCGCCAGGGGGAGGAGGTCAGCGGCCTGCCTGTTTGGCTTGAGCATGACTTCTGCTTCAGGGGGAGGCTGTACGCCGGCAGCAGGACAGGCAGCCACCAGGGGCCAGATCACCAGAAGGCGCTGATCAATTTTCGTGCGAAAGAGCAAGTCAATGGCACAGCTTTTGACCGGATGCTGGAAGCGGCCGGCACCCATTACGGGCTGAAGACTGATTGGAATAGCCGGAGGGCGTGGGCAGCCAACAGACGGGATCTATTCCGCCGGATTGCTGCGAACCCGCTTGACCAACTTGATCATTGGCAGCACGCGGCGGACCCGTGGCAGTTTCTGCAGATCGTCAAAGCGATTGCGGACCACCTTGAGGATGACCGGCGCAGCAGCGGCGTCCCGATTCGTTACGACCAAACGTGCTCGGGACTGGGGCATATCGGAGCTTTGATACGCGACCGCGAGCTATGCCGCGCCACAAACATCATCGGGCATCGCCGATCTGACATTTACACCGAAGTGCTGCAGCTGGTGCGCAACCAGCTTGAGCTTGACCTGCATGGCTTTGATTTTTCGGCCAGCCGTAATGCTGAGTTCTGGCTACAGCAGGAGCTGGGCCGCGGGCTCGCCAAGGGGCCGGTGATGACTTCGGTGTACGGCAGCCGTTACTTCGGCCTTGTCGATCAATTCACGGAATGGCTGCAGGAGAAGAACCCGCGTGTGTCCATCGCTGATTGGGAGAACCAGTACACGCGGCCTGCGCAGTACATGGCTCGCACGTTCTCTGCAGTAGTGAAGAGGGAGCTGGAGGGCTGCCTGAAGCTTGAGGAGTGGCTGAAGGCAATCAGCAAGGCCTGCACCAAGCAAAACAAGCGGGTGACGTTCACCAGCCCCTCAGGGTTTCCGGTGGCCCTTGGCGCTGAGGTGGATAAGAAGCAGAAGGTATCCAGCGACCTGTATGGCCAGAAGGCCTGGAGCTTCGCGGAGGAGGGTCATCAGCCCGGCACGTTGAGTGCGCGGGCGACGAATCGTGGCATCACTGCAAACGTTGTGCATGTGATCGACGCCAGCTATTGCCATTTTGTTCTCCGCAGATGTGCAGGGGTAGGGGCAGTGGCGCTATCAAACCACGATTGTTTCCAGACTCGCCCTAGCGACGCCACATTTCTGCACCAGGCGTTGCTTCAGGAAATGAGGGCGCTGCACATGCCTGAGTGGCTCAACGTAATTCGCGAAGAAGTCAGTCGTAATGCGGGAGTAAAGCTTCCAAAGGCGCCGTATAAAGGGAATATCTGCGAAGCCCAGTTTGGCGAAAACCCTTATGTCTTCTCATGAGTCTCACTGGACAATCCTAGGGGGCTTCACAGCGGCGATCTAGAGGTGTAACTTCTGCGTGTCCCACACATGTGCAGACATGCCAGCCAACGACATCCTCTTCACTCCAGTTGTGGAGTTTGAGTACGCGAAGCTCGAAGAGCCTCGTGGATTCGAGGGGTCAGACGATGCCCGCTCTTGGTCAATCAATGCCCTGCTTGATGATCAGGACCCAGCTTGCGAAGAGCTGATCGGTCAGATTCGAGAGGTCTATCTCGAACTTCACGGCAAAAAGAAGCCCCACACTCACGGCTTGCCTTTCAAGCCGCACACCGATAAGGAAGGCAATGCCACCGGGAAGATGCGCTTCAGTTTCAAGCGCAAAGAGTTTGCTTACAACGGTGAGCTGAATACTGCACCGATCGTCACTGATTCAACCGGTGTTACTCAGTGGCCCAAGGGGTTAGCCATCGGCAATGGCAGCAAGGGCCGGATCAAGTTCCACATCTACGGCTGGGGTAAGGGCAAGCCATCACCTGGCGTCTCCATGGAACTGCGTGCCGTTCAGGTGCTCGATCACGTTGCTTACACCCCAGACGATGTGGATTTCCCTTCTGCTGAAGGCGGCTTTGTTCTTAGTGAGGATCAGATCACCCCACCAGAGCCGGCCGTCCTTAGCGAAGCCTGTGGCATCACGCCGCCAGCTTCAGCCGGTGCTTGCGACTTTCAATCCCAAGTCTCTGCAGCAGTGGCTGCCGCCGATGACGACATGCCCTTCTAGAGACATGCCGCTCACCTGCGCCGACTTTGAGTTCCACGTTGGCCTCAAGCCAAAAGCTCGGCCTCGTCACGTCAGTGGCGGGCCCAGCTACATGCCCGCGGACTACAAAAAGTGGATCAAAGAGATGCGGGCTCAGATGGCTGAGCACTGGACCGAACCACCGCTACCCGTCGTCAACGTGTTGTGGTGCAAGTTCTACGGCCCAGCCAGATCTGATCTCGACAACTTGCTCGGCGCGGTGATGGATGCCGGCAATGGTCTGATCTGGACGGATGACCGCGTTTCGATCATTGGCCGTGTCGAAGCGGAGTGGGAGAAGGCTCCCCCGGCCAACTCAAAAATTCTGATGAAGGTATTCCATGAGGTGTCCTCACTGTGACCACGCGGAGTCACGCGTAAGCGAGACCCGCCCTAGCGACCAATCTGACCGCCGAACGCGCATCTGCCGCAAATGCGGCAAGCCGTTCCAAACCATCGAGCGCCTTTGCGTCTATGCGGGCAGGGCAGCTGGCTACATCGAACGGCAAACGCCGGGCGAAGAGCCAGAAGAGCCGCCTGCTCCAAAGGAGAAAAAGGCTGTCCGGTTCGTAGCGAATCCTGGCGCTAAGGAGTTGGCGCCATTCACTCCTGAGATCGCCATCGCCATGTGCGACTGGTGGAACGAGTCACGTCTCAGCAAGCAAGGCAAGCGTGCCACTTGGACTGAGAAAGCCTGGATGGGATCTGTCATGCGAGTGGCGGCCCTGCCCCACTGGAAGCAGCAGATCCTGGTTCAGAAGGGAGTCGAGATGGGCTGGCAGAGCCTGCAGGTTGAGTATGTCGAGGAGATCCTCGCCAACCACCAGCCGTTTAACGCAGGTCTCCAGCCCAAGTCCCAAGCCATGCAGCGAGCGATCGACTCATGGCAGGGCACTTAACGATCGAGACGTTCCTGGCCATCGCGGAGATGGTCGCCGCTCAGTTGCGGATCAAAGAGGCAGA